AATCAAGTTTTAAATGTTTTTCCAAAATCTAAAAAGAAATCTTACAAAATTACTTTGGAAGATGGTAAAGAAATCATTTGTAGTGAAGAACACTTGTTCCCAACTCAAAATGGTGAAGTGAATATCAAAGGGGGTTTGAAAGAAGGTATGTGTCTTTATGTGAAGGAATAGTATGTGTAAGTTATACTTCAAAGTTAGTGGTGAGAACTTTGATGAGATTGTGAAATTTGTAAAAGAACTCAAAGAGAATAATAAAACAATGCTTCTTTATGAGATTTCTTATACTCCTCCAAGAACAGAAACATTAGTTGTTGGAAAGAAACACAGAAGTACAAATTATACTGAAACTTATCCTCAATCAGTTGCTTTTTATAAACTTCGTTATGGTATTTTGAATTGAAAATGATGCTGAAAAAAATTCTAAAAATTGAAGAACTTGATGAAAGAGAACTTATAGATATTGAAGTATCTGGAAATCATTTGTTCTATGCGAATGCTATTCTCACACATAATAGTAGCAGTGATGTTGACCTTACTGACACTTCTGAGTCCTTTGGTCTCCCTGCTACTGCTGATCTTATGTTTGCCCTTATTAGCACTGAGGAACTTGAACAGATTGGACAGATAATGGTGAAGCAATTAAAGAATAGGTATAATGATACTGTAGTCAATAAGAGATTTGTGATTGGAATTGATCGTTCCAAGATGCGTCTTTATGATTGCGAACAGTCAGCACAAGATAATATACTTGACTCTGGACAAGAAGAAGAGTATAATAACGAGGACAGACCTAAGAAATCATTTGAGGGATTTAAATTTTCATGACCGTAAACACTGATGCATATCTTGAGTTTGTGAATGCCGTCACATCTCAACCAAGTAAAGATGCCGATGCCTTTGAGTATCGTATTCAAGAACTTCGTGGAGAAGGATTTGAAACACATCGACTTCTCACTGCCTCTGTTGGTATGTGTGCCGAAGCAGGTGAGTTTACTGAAGTCGTAAAGAAGATTATCTTTCAGGGTAAACCTGTCAATGAAGAAAACTTGTTTCATCTCAAACGTGAACTTGGAGATATTATGTGGTATGTTGCACAGGCATGTATGGGTCTCAATATTTCTCTTGATGATATCATTGAGATGAATGTTGATAAACTCAAATCACGATATCCTGGTGGAGAATTTTCCGTAAAACATTCCGAAATCCGTAAGGAGGGAGACATTTGATGGGATACTTAATAGGAGTTTGTATTGGCATAATTGGTATATTGTATTTTAAAATACTTAAATTTCAATCTCGTATTCATAAATTGGAGTATGCTATAAAAAATAATATTCATAATTACGATTATGTAACTAATACTCAGGATCAAATAAAGAGAGATAGAAAATTTTTTGAATCTGAAATATCAAAAATTTACGATAAAATAGAAAAACAAAAGGGGTAATTATGAGTCAAGATAAAAAAGTAACATTAGAACTATCTGTCTATCAGGCAGCAGCAGTTCGTCAGTCATTGTTTACTGATACGAAAGGGTATACTTATGATCCTACGATTTTTCCACAACGTGTGATTGATATTCGTCAAGCAATTGTAAGTCTTGATGAACAAATCGAAGAGGCACTTAAGGAAGAATAATGTATACAATTCTCAACTATCTTATATCATTCTGGACGGTAGTTGTGATGAATTGTATACAACCTGTGAACTGGAAATATTGTTATCGAGTTGACCAATGGTTAGTTCCAGATATTCAAGAAGGATGGAAACATTATACTGGTGAGATAGTTCCATATCAAAAAGAGAAGGACTATCTCAAAAGAATATAATCAATTTATTATCTTCCAATATCACCAAAAGATCTAGATTTTCCAGTTCCTCTACCTCCAGTAACCTTGCCATATCTTCCTGATGTCCTTGTATCTGAAGGTTCTGCAGGTCCAAGAACTTCACCTGTTCTTATATTGGTAAAAGTTCTTCTTCTTACACCAGAAACTGTTCCAACACTACTTGTAGGTGTTCCTTTTCCTCTTTTTCCAGTTTGAGCATACCCAGTATTTTTTACTGCATTAGTTCTTTGCCTTTTTTGTTTTGCAGTTTCTTTAGGTTTTGTGTCAGATTCTCTAGAGTCTGTTTTTTCAATAGAAGACTCTATTTTTTTTAATCGAGAGAATCTTTTTACTTGTTCTTCTGGACTTCCATCTCTTTCTCTACGTAGTTCTGATTCTTTAGATTTTGCCTTTGGTCTACCACCATTCCACCAACTCAATTTTGCTTCTAATATAAATTGTCTATATGTCTTCATTTTTACTTTTTAAATATTTAGAAAAAAATGCATCCAGAAATAACTAGTTTAATAAAAACTTTTGATTCAAAAACTAAAAATAAAAAAGAAAAATATAAAGATTTTCTTACACATGTCTATATGACTTTTGATAAAAAGATAGTATCATCTAAGGTAGATCGGGAAATGAATAAATATAAGAAAATGAGAATAGATGTGATCAACTATATTGTTGCACATGAAAATCAGATAATAAAACAATTAAGTAAGTAATGAAAAGTTTCTCTCAATTTATTATCGAAGCACCCGATGCCGTAACTCAAGCAAAGGCACTTGGATTTAAAAGTGATGGTCATGGTGGTTGGGGAAGAGTCATTAGAGGTACTTGGGAGTTTATGGGTAAAACCTTCACTAACCCAAAAACAGGAAGAACAACAATTGAGTATTCAAATAAAGGAACAAAAGTAGGAGGACAAGATCGTAGACAAACTCCAAGAGAAAAAAAATTATCAGCAACAACATATGCTCCAATAGCAGCATCATATGAGTATGGAACTGATGACTACGAAAAAGAATTGAGAGAAAAATATATTAATAAAGAAATTTTTAATATTGATGAATGGGTAAAATGTGATATTAGTGAAAGTGTTGGAAAGATTATCCGAAGAGGAACAAACTATCTAATCTGTGTAACTGAAGATGGTGAGATGTTTAAACCTTGGATTAAAGATGTATTAGAATCAGTAACTAATAGTAATGCACCTTCTGGTGTTCCTGCTGATCAGAGACTTGTAGGAACTGATGCTCATCGGAAGTATGTGGAGAAAATGGTTCCCGGAAGTGAATGGGGGAAACAATTTATAAATAAATATAAGAAAAAGTAAGATTAGTTAAGACTTCCGATGAGTAATAACGTATTTGAAGAATCTCCTCAGTCACCTCAACCTTCTGGTGGTGCAATAGATAAAGTAAGAAAGGCTGCAAGGCAACTTGCTTATGATGTTCGTTATAAAGTAAAAGGTAAGTTTAAGGAAGGTCAGAAAACTGATCCTGGATCACTTCAACGTGCCTATATGCAACAGTTGGGTGCATCATCTGCACCTGGTCCTGTCAAGTTGCTTGCTAAAAAGATGTTGATGGGTGAACAGTATGATTTTGCTATGGTCGAATCTTCACTTCCTCAGATTTTTAATAAAGTATTTGTAGAAGGTGTTGGAGAATATGTATTAAGGGTAAAAGATCCTAAAGCAGGTTCTCAGTATACAAGATCTTATGGTACATATGCTGCTGCAGAAGCAAAGGCGAGTGAACTTAGGAAAAAAGGTTTGCGTGTAGAACTTGCTACTGCTAGTAGTAGTGCGAAGAAAGGAACTTATGATAATAAGGGTGGCAGTAAAGGATTAGATCCAGTCGGAAAAGAAGATGGTGATGTTAATAATGATGGTAAGAAAGATAAAACTGATAAGTATCTGATGAATCGTCGTAAGACAATCGGTAAGGCAATTGCAAAAGAAGAAGTCATCTATGAAACAGAAGATGAGCAAGGTAAAAAACTTGATGTGATGAAAGGTAAAAATAAAGTTGTAATTAATCCTAATGTTTTAGAGAATGCAACACAATATTTTTATGATCAGGGATATAATGAAGATGATATTGCAATAATCTCTGAGGGAATGGGTTATGATATGTTCCTTGAATTTGTAAATGAGGTTGGAACTACGATATGTCTTTATGAAGATGTACAAGGAGAACTATTAACAAAATCAGGTAAAGCAAGAAAAAATCCAAAGATTACTAAATCTGCCGGAACAGCAAGTGAAATTTCACCTAACAAATCAAAAGAAACTAAAAAATCTGATGAAAAGAAATCTTCTCCTGGACAACTTTCAATTAATTACAATAAGAAACCATCCCCTCCAGGACAGGAAAAAATTAAGCAGGGAATTCAGACTGCAGTAAAAAAAGCAACTTCTCCAGAAGCAAAGAAAAAAGTTGGTGGTGCAGTTAAAGGTGCTGCAAATACTGCTGCAAGAGTTGCACTTTCTGCTTGGAAGGGTCATCAAGCGGCAATGAAAAAGAAGAAGGAAGGTGGATCAATTGCTCAACAAATTGGTTCTGGTGCAGGTAGAGCAGTTGGATCTTTCTTTAAGAAAGGAAAAAGTCATTTAGAAAATTATGAACCCACTGTCCGTGAGGGAATTAAAGCAGAACTTGATGCACTGAAGGCACAAAGAGTTGAGGAGGAAAAAAAATCTGATAATGCAGAAAAAGCAAAAGCAAGAAAAAAAGCAGAATCTGCATTTAAAGAAAGAAATCTAAGATCTGCTATGATAGAGAGAGATAAAAAAATGCTAAGAATACCTGAGAGTATAGAAAATATGCGTTATTGTCCGGATTGTGAGAA